GTGGAAAACCCCATTTTTTTAAACAAAAAAAAAGTTATGCAAAAGACAGTTAATCTTAGAAAAACAATCAATCAAGATTGGAAGGAATTTTTAAAAAAGTATACTACTCAACAGGATGTAGCAAAAATAAGCCTTCAGCATGATATGGGTTATCATACCCTTCACGGTATAAAAAACCGATCTATTAATATTTCAAACGAAAAAAATAAAGAAGCATTAGAGTCTTTGATGAAGGAAGCCAAAAAAAACGCCTTAGTAAAAAAGGCTGAGGTTGAAAAAGACATAGAGACAATGTCACTTATTTCAGAATGTTATGAAATTATAGAAACTGACTAAATATGAATCAAGGCTTAACACCAGAAAAAGCCAAAGAGATCATTAATAAATGTGAAAAAATGGATTCTTGGGCACTATACATACAATCAATGTCTACCTCCGTTAAGGCAGATATGGCAGCTTTCCTGGGTGGCGTGGGAACTACCCAGCGGAAGCGAAAAAATAAAAACATAGATAAAGAAGCGGAAATAAGAGCAAAATTCCGCCGAAAATAAAAATTCCACCTGTTGGCGCAGATGGATTAAAGTTTAATTAAAACCCGATTTTAAATTATGAGAACAAAAGTACAAAAAATTTCACAGGAAAAAAAAATTAATGAATCGTTTTCTGCATTGAGAGACATTGAAGTTATAAGAAAAGAATCAAAATACAGCTTTGGATCTAACTTCTGTAGTGGTATTATAAATCTAACTTCAGTGCTAGATCATTATAACTGGGGCTTTGAAGATAATAATTTATACCCTAATTTTCATAGTCTAGGATTATCAATGACGGATTTAAACAGAGCCGATGCAATAAGCGAATATCAAAAATTCTGTTTAATAAAGCTATCATCTATACTATATGATGCTAGGTTGTTATATGAAAATAATTTAATTGACTTCACTCAATTACATGTAATCGTTGCGCGTGTTAAAAAAGATGCTTTTAAAAGATTCAAATCAATTGAAAAATCTCATGCTAAAAAACAATTGATAAACAACAAATTAGATTCAGATTCACTTCTTCTTTTACAAGCAAAATTAGCAATCCTAGAAAACGAAAACTAAGCTATGAAGACAGATACAAACTACAAGCCAGTAACACAAGAATTTAAGGATGTTCACAAAAATTGCGTTGATTTCTTCGTGAAAAAAGAGGAGGAAATGGAACCTATTAAGCAAAAATCAAAAGTTAAAAAAGGTTTTATCAAACTTGATTTTGAAACTAGAGATAAGATTGTGCTTTCGATGCTTACAGGTGCGGTTATTTCAGAAAGAATTTATAAAACCCTTTATTCCGCATCTAATGTACTTGATCCTTTAAAGCATGATAATGATTTTCAACCCGCCAATGTTCACGATATTATCGGTGAAACTTTAGCATTATTTGATGTTGCAGATGATGAAACCATTGGAGATAATAACTTCTACTGGTATTTGATTCAATTATTTAATGTCGTTGCAGACGAATGTTCAGAACTCAATTACGAAAATGCAGCAAACGAAATTTTTGAAAGATGGAGTTTTGAAATTAAAGAATGGGAGAAAAACAAAAGAGTTTTTATAAATCCAAATAGCACCTGTCATGAATAAGACATTATCTAAAAATACTATTGATGTGATAGTATGCCATATTTTGAGTGATCACATTGCTTTTTTAAGAATTCAACAGCACATAAATAATTTGCTTAATTCCTTTAATCCTTCTGAAAAGTCTGGGTGGGATGACAATTTTCACGGAAGCTTGTCTGCCTTAAAATTAATAACTGATCCAGAAAGTACTTTATATGATGATCTTGATTCTTACTTCTGGACGATGGTGGAAGTAGAAGAAAATAAGAGCGTTGATACAATGGTTTTGGCTAAACAAATTTACAGTAATTGGAAATTAATGATAAAAGATCACAAAAACTAACACCATGAAACCACACACTAATGACGGCATCCCCACTCCACTTGCAATAGTTTCAATCGTAGTTGGGATTCTATTAACTGGATATGTTCAATCACTTTAAATCAGTAAAAATATAAATCATGCAAAATAATCAAGAATATATAAACATTGTAGATACATTCGAACATGCACTTAAAAATCTACATACATTACCAGATATAGAAAAAAATATCATTGCATCAAACATTGTAGAACTTGAATATATAGACAAACTTATTACTAGGGAAAACAGTAAACCAACTTTTGAAGGGCTTGTAAGATTAATAGCTTCTGATATTGGAAACAAAACAGCTATTGTAGATATTTTTCAATTGTCTGCAATAGTTTACAAAGGCCGTCAAGTTGGATATAATGTAGATCCATTGGTAACGGCAATGAATGAAAATGGTGAGTGGTTAATGCAAGAACAATTAAAAAACATGTAATATGTCAAAAGATCCAGCGGTTTTAATATACGTCAATAATTGGTTAAGTAGCACAGCGGGAATGGATGCAGATTGTAGAGGGTGGTATATTAACCTTCTATTGCATAATTATGATAAAGGATTCCTGTCTGGTGATATTGAAGAACTCGCAGTATTAGCAAACGTAAAGCATTCTCAATTTGAAAGGTTTAAACAAGTGTTCAAACAAGTGTTGAAACATAAATTCAAAGAAAACGAAGATGGCTCCCTAATTAACCCAAAAACCGAGATCGTTTTACGAGGTAGAGAGGAATTTAAAGAGAAGCGATCTGAGGCTGGGAAAAAGTCTTATTTGAGCAAATTTTTAGCAAAACATTTTCCTAAACAATTTAGAAACAACAAGTTAAAGACCTATGTACTTAATAACATAGATTTAAATATTGATTTAAAAAACGAACAAGTGCTTAAACAAGTGTTCGAACAAATGTTTGAACTATATATAAATGTAAATGTAAATAAAGATATAATTATAGATAATAATACAGATAGTAGTTATAGGCAATTTTCACATCTTTCAATTTCACAGGAAGAATTTGATAAGTTAAAAGAATCGGGATATTTACAGGAACAGATTGACTCTATTCTGGATAGTATTGAAAATTACAAGGCTAATAAAAAATATTCATCCCTTTACCTGACAGCAAAAAAATGGTTAAGCAAAGAACACGGTGTTCCATTGATAAAATCAGCAAATGCCGATATGCGTGACGAAACCGAAGAGGAAAGATTCCACAGGGAATGGAAAGCAAAAAATAAAACAATCCCGATGCATTGATGGAAACAATAATTTCGATGTCTACAATGAACGTTTACGACATTACAGCCGATAAGCACGGAGAAAATCATATGCCTTGCCCCGAATGTTCTCATAACAGAAAAAAAAAGAACGCAAAATGCTTTTCGTACAATACCGAAAAAGAATTCGGATTCTGTAACCATTGTGAAGCAAGGTTTGTAAAGCATAACCCGTATGAGAAAAAAGAGTACATCAAGCCTGTTTTTGAATTTCAGAACTACACTAAATTGTCAGATAATGTTGTTAAATGGTTTGAGGGACGTGGAATATCACAGCGGACTTTACTTGCTATGAAAATTTCGGAGAAACGGGAGTATTTGCCACAAACAGAAAAAGAGGAAAATTGTATTGTCTTTCCTTTTTTCAAAAACTATGAGCTAATCAACTTAAAATTTAGGGATGCCAGGAAGAACTTCAAACTTTCGTCCGGTGCAGAATTGATTTGGTTCAATTACGATGCAATACTGCAGCATGAAGAGATTATTATCTGCGAGGGCGAAATTGATGCACTTAGTTTCATTCAGGCGGGATTTGATAATGTGATTTCTGTGCCGAACGGGGCTAACATTGGGAAAATGGAATATTTCGACAGTAGTTTTGATGATCTGAACAAAGTAAAATCTTTTGTGATAGCCGTTGACAATGATCTCAAAGGAATCGAATTAAAACAAGACCTGATCAGAAGGCTCGGAATGGAGAAATGCAAAACAACCTCATTTAAGCAATTTAAAGACGTAAATGAACTGCTAGTATCAGAAGGAATAGAAAGTGTACAGAACGTTGTAAAAAGTGCAAAATTAATGAAGCTATCCGACATATATGAGGTAGAAGATTTTAAAAATGAATTAAACGACTACTTTGAAAATGGAATGCCTCAAGGCAAAGAGTTAGGAATTCCTGAGCTGGATAAAATTATCAGATGGCAGACGGGACGTTTCGGAGTTGCTACCGGAATACCAGGAATGGGAAAAAGTGAATTCATTGATTTTGTCTATTGCCGATTGAATGTACTATACCAATGGCCAATCGGATATTACTCACCAGAATCGATGCCTTTACAGCTCCATTTCAGTAAGATTTTTCCAAAGTTTGTAGGGAAAGAGTATAAAAAAGGAATTGTTAACGAAAATGAAAAATATACTGGTGAAGAGTACATCAATAAAAATGTTTTTTGGGTAAATCCGCCGGTTGATATGGACATTGATGAAATATTATCCCGGTTTGAATATTTGGTAAAAGCGAAAGGCTGTAAAGCATTTGTAATTGATCCATTTAACCGTATCGAACAATCTGCAAACCACTCAGATAATGAACGGCTTTTCATCAAAAAGAACCTGGTAAAAATGAGCAATTTCGCAAAAAGGACCGATAGTCTGTTGTTTCTAATTGCACACCCTACTAAGATGCAAAAAGAGAAAGGAATTTATAAAATACCTGGCCCTTATGATATTTCCGGTTCTGCTGACTTTTGGAATATGCTTGATTATACATTGACAGTTCATCGAATTCAAAATGAAGACGGAAAATTTAATTCTTTCGGAATAGTAATAGTCCAGAAAGCGAAGATTAACAAAACAATGGGGGAAACCGGTACATGGCCCTATTGGTATAACATTGATAATGGTCGGTATATAACTGATCATGATAATGGAAAACAGAAAGAATGGGATAATTCAAATTGGATAACCAACGAAGAATATTACCCACCTGATGATCCTGAATTTAAAATTCAACCAGCAACAATAAATCAAGCATTTGGTGATGAATACGCAGAGCTACCATTTTGATGATTTGTATAAGTATTATGCAATGATTCATGCAAGAGGATTAAGCCTAGATACATTGTTGAAGATCAATGAAGACCGTGAGAATTATATGGCATGTTATGTTTTAAAATGCCTTTTAGAAGAGATAAAATTAACAAATAACAAGACTATCAATGACATTAGAATTAAAAATATTGGGGATTCCACAGCCTAAACAATCGGTTAGGAGTTCCGGGAAAATTACCACCACCGGAAAGGTAAAGATTAGACACTTTCAGCCCGAAAAAATAAAGCAGAATGAAAGGAACATAGCATTTTATGTAAAGTCTCAGCTACCTAAAGGTTTTAGGCCTTTTGACGGGCCTATTGCCGTTAAAAGACTGCTTTACGTGTTCCCTCCTCAGAAGAATTGGAGCAAAACTAAACTTAAGCAGATGGAAGAGGGCACGGTGTTTTACCGTGATGTTAAACCGGATTTAATGGATAATTTAAATAAACCTCTTTTTGATGCATTAGAGGGTATTGTTTACACAAATGATGCTAGGATAGTAAAAGCTGATGGAATGCTAAAGATATATGGGTTTGTACCCAGAATAGAAATAGAATTTGAAAAACTTTAAACATGATAGATAAAAATATTGTGATTGACTTCACAAATTCAAAAGGCGACAAATTTTCATTTACCAGAACTGACGAAAAACATTTTCAGCTAAATGTTCCAAGTGGAAAGTTATTGCTAAGTGAGCGGGATGTTATTGATTTAAGTATCGTGCTACATGACGTAGAAAAAAGTTATGATAGTTACAAGTTTTCTCATTTACAATGTGTAATTGGAAAAAAGGTACCTGAAAAACTCGCATTGTTGACTGATGAAACATTAATGGATTTGGCAGTATACAACGATAAACACCCTCCGTACTATAAAAGATTCACTCAGCAACTACGTGCAGAATTATTTAAAAGGAATGGATTATCAAAAGCTGGGCAAAAACTAACATTTAATCAGAAGGCTTTTTTATTCTCTCATGGCCTAAAAAGGGATTAAGATTGATCTCTTTAAAAATACCTTAAATAGACTTTAAAATGAAACAGCTTGAATACTTAATAGAAAAAAACGTGAGCAAAAGAAAGTTAGCTGAATTCGGAAAAATAGGCTGGGAATTAGTTTCCGTTGTTGATGATGGTTGGAATACTAAATTTTACTTCAAAAGAGAAATTAATAAAAATATAATAAATGAAAATATCTGACATAAAAGTAGGAATGAAATTCAATCACCCACAGCACGGTGAAGGAATGATAATATCAAAAACACCAAAAACTGTATCAGCACAATTTGTAAAAGGCTTTAAAGCAAAAATAACATATAAAAGCGCGGGTGATAATTTTAATTTTTGTCACTTTTGATCTCAATCAAAATCATTCCTAATTGCCTTTCGTAAAACAAATACTGCTAAAATTAGCATAGGTATTATTACAAATGCCAGATCTAACCCCGAAAGGTCGAAATTTCTAGGACCATAACTATTAATCGGTTTTATCTGTGAGGGATCAACTATCAACATAATTTTTTTTAACTAAAATACACAAAAATATGAGTTTAAAAAGCTTCGTTCTTTTGGACGAAAAGGGAATGCTTGACCTTATTTGTAAGGAATACAAGCTTAATAGAGATAAAGCATCAATCAACGTCAATTTTGTTGAGGATGATCACAAAAACAGTGGATCGTGGACCGTGCAAGTTCAAGCACCTCAGGAACCGGAAAGAATTCACAGGGAAGGACCTCACAATTTAACTATTGAATTTAAAGCTGAAAGATAATGGAAAATATAAATAGTAAAGTAAAAATTCTTTGTTGCCCAAATTGTAAGGGCTTAGTTTTAATTATGCCAGTGTTGACAGTGGAAAATGAAAAATTCTTTATTGAAAAAATAAGTGAATTAAATGATGACTTTGGTGATGCGTTTACCATTAATTCCGATGCATATTTTAATGAAAAAAATAAAAACGAAACTATAGAATATATCGTTGATTTTAAATACTTAGAAGATAATAGTACTGCATATTGTTGTTGTTATGGTAAAATTAAAAATATAAGAAGCTTTTCTGATGCTTGTAAATATTTGGGTATTTCAGATAATGTACCAGACTTTAGTTATTTACCTGAATTTTTAAATAAAAGATTAACAGCTCAATTTAAGCTGACAATAATTACTCAGGCTTTCAATAACGAATATGAAAAAACATTCGTTAATAGCCAATTTGGTTGGAGAAAAGAAAAAGAGCTTTACTATGCTTCAGATTTCTTTGAAAATAATGATCAACCTTTTCCGTATGCGCATTTATGGGCAAGTGACGAAAAACAATCAGGTCCGGGAGAGTTTATGTCATTTTTTGATGACGGAGTGGCAATGTATGCAGGGACTCAGTTCCGGGATCTGTACTTGGACTTTTATCAATTTCCAGAAACATATCTAAACAGATATAAAGAGTAAATAGATGAAAGATAACGGTTACTACAAGATAGAAAATACCCCGACAGGACAAAGCATCACTCTTTTACCTGGGTGTATTATAGATTATGAAATATTGATCCGGGAAATATTCGGAAGTGTTATTCTGCAGCATTCAAATATTGAGATACAAAAACCAAAGCATCCCTGGGAACAAAAAGAAGATCGTATTAAGGTCAATAAAAGAACGATGATCGAAATTAAAACAGTCGGTTACAAAAAAAGAAATAAAACCAAGGCTTTAATTAATGAAACATCAAATTGAATTTGAGCTAAAAAATCCTGACAGGCATTTTTTGGACTGGCTTTTTCCTGCTAGAAATAAACAGGCTATAAAAAGAGATTTGAGAAAGCATTGCAGTAATAAATATTACAATTTATCACTAAGAAAGAAACTAGAATTGATAAAATTCTGGGGTAAAATTTTAAAAACTAACTAGCAAAAAAAATGAAATTAAAGGAATACATAGGTAAAAAAGAAGATATTAGAAAGACGGCAATATTATCATTTGTAAAAAGTATCGGCAGTTTTCATTTGAATTCAGCAGCAATTAAAATGACTAACGCCCGCGAGGGAGATTATATCAAATTTTTTCAAAACGAAGAAACGGGAGATTGGTATTTAACAGTTTCAGAGAATAGGTCGGACTATTCATTGGAGCTTAAAAACTATAGCGGAAAGGATTTAGTTTTCCATAGAAAAGAACTTGCAAAAGATTTGGTGAAAACCATGAACATACCTGAAGGTGTTAATAAGATAAACATTATCGAGACTATTATGATAGATTACATAGAGTATTTCAAATTATCACTTTAAGGTAATAAACTACGGAACCCCGGACCGTTTTCTTTCCGGGAAAATCAAAACTTTTTAAATGAAAAAAACAATTTTCATCGGTGCATGTTCAGCACTGATCATGCTAACCGCATGCAAAAAACAAAACACTGTAGATACTTACAGATGGGGGAACGACAATATGACTCGTGTACAGTCATATGATAGCAATGGCAGACTTGTAGAGTATTTTATTGCTTATTCGCTTTATAACAGCCTTATGAGGCAGGGAGGACAATCGGCAGTAAATAATTATTACGTCCATAATAAAGCCTCTATAGATCGGAATTATTCCAAGTATAAGACCGGGTATGCTTCATACACCAGAACCAAAGCTGCAGTCGAAAGGAAAAGATCAGTTCTAAATTCTTACAGGAATAAGCAGAAGGCCCGGAACACGGTACAAAAAAGTATTTCTTCCGGAATGTTTTCCAAGCCTAAAAACTCAGGAATTTCATTAAGAAAAACAACAACATCATCATTCAAAAGTTATTCCCCAAGTAAAAGCAGTTTCAGAAGTAGTTCTTCAAGGTCTAGTAGAAGATAATACTACTAACCAAAAGCATCCCGGAATATCCAGGATGCTTTTTTACTTGTAATCTCTTCCAGAGAAATATCCGAGCATAAATAATTCATTCAATTTTATTTCGTCTCCATCTTTTCTTTTAAATTCTATTGTTGAGTCATAGTGTCCACGTTTTAATTTAATGTGATGCAAGTGCCTAAAACCCTTTCCAAAAATACTTGTTTTAAGCGTGTCAATAATCGCAAGGATAATATCATTTTGAATTTTTATTTTAAATTCTTTCATATTGTAATTTAGTTTTATTTAATGAGTGGTAATTATGGTTTTCAGTAAAACCCGGGCCGGAACCCGGGAATGTTTATTGATTTGCTTTTAGCGCTTGTTCTGCCTCTTCCGCCAATCTCTTAAGGTCTTCTAAAGTAAAGGCTCCAATGTTTTCAATAAAAAAATACTCTTTTGTGTTCTTGCCTCCCTCCTTTCCTAACCTGCTATATTCAATTGAGATCTTTTTCTTTCTGGATGTTGTGAATTCAAATTTTTTAGATAGTCTTACTTTCATTTTATTAGTGGTATTTAATTGTTGTACTTGGTCCTGATCCGTGTTTGATTCCTACAGCATCAATTCCTACAAATTTATTTGACTCTATTTTTTCAGGTTTTAATGGAGCTAAAGCCAGTAGGCTGATAAAAGCCACAATTATTAAAATGAATCCTGGGATAATTAATGTTTCTGGGTTGAATGATTTTTTCATGATATTTAATTTTGATTTTGTTAATTATTTTAATTTGTTATTATTTATTGAGAACAGGGTGCCGTCTACTGTTTGAAACATTGTAGTTTCGGCACATTCACAAACTTTTTTCACTATATTGTTTTTAAAAGATGCCGTAATTGCATCTCCTTCAAAAGAATCTATAATACTGCTTAGAAGAATGTATTGATCATTTGTTCTAGTTGTTGATATTACTTCGTTGATATTTTTAAAACCTTCAAACACTATTCTTCCATCTTCAAATACATTTGCTGTGTTTTCTCCTGAATTAATGACATATACTTTAACTCCTTTTACTGTAGTTGCAGGAAACTTTCCTTCTAAAGAGTTGAATAATTCCGTTCTGCTACCGTTGTTTGATTTTCTTAAGTTTATCATAATGTTTTGTTTTTAGTTATTGTTTGTTTTTGTTGATACAAATATATTCTAAAAAGATTATATAATGCAAATAAAATAATCTTAAAAGATTATTTAAAAACATAACTGATTGATTTTAAGTGAGAAAAATTTCAAAAATTATATTGCTTAAATAGATTATAAAATATTTATTATATTTGCTAAATAGATTATATAAAAAATGGCAAGAAAACAGATTTCAGAAGATGATCGTATAAGACAGGTGTTAGTCAATAAGTATAATTTAAAGTTGACTGATTTAGCAGCTCAAATGAACATAAGCTATCCTGTTTTCAGTAAAAAATTAAACGTTGGAACATTGACAACTTTAAAGGAAATTGAAAAGATTACAGGTATTAATGTGATTGAGTTACAGGAGGCCCCGAAGGGGTTCTTTCATTACTACGATCCCGACACTGGAGAATGGGGCGGAATATGGAAGAAAAACAATTGATTATAAGTTTATTTTACCTCTCTTTTTGGGAGGTATTTTTTTTTGCTTAAAAATAATTGTTAGACATATTGTTTTATTTGTCTAACTTTTGTAAATTTGTTAAAAATAACTTTAAATGAGTGAATCTAAAAAACTAAGAATTAGCGAAATAAGAAGAGGAGTTTTCATTATTGAACGCTACAAAGAAGGAGACTGGAAGCAACTTAACTCAAAAGGAGAAATTTACAGGAAAATGCCAGAAGATATGATTCAAAGAGGGCTGATACCGCTAGATGACAAAGGAGAATATTTTTCTAGTAAAGACGCAGAAAAGGCTATGAGTGATTTTATATTTTATCCTCAAATTATTCTAACAAGCGAAGAAATGTTAGAAAAGCAACCTGTATCAGGAAAATTAATTAAACAATGCCATACTGCTGAATGGAACGATTCATATTCCTTAAAATTAGATACTATTGGGAAGCTGTTAGGAAAAGCTCCTTTAGCAAATCAACAGATGGAATCACCTGAAATAATAATAAACACCGCGCGCGTTTTAGATTATGTTCAAGACATTCAAAGATTAGAAGATCTAATTAATATAAGATTACATGAAATGAATCTTTCAGCATATATGTTTATTCCTAAAGAAATAAATGGAAATGTTGAGAATCCGATATAACGTCAATTACTCTTGTTGTGGGACATATGAAGATGTGTTTTTACCCGGATGACCACCGGGAATACCAAGTACACATGAAGTAGAAGATGGGGGTTGTGTGTTGGACGATGTAGCGGGTACTTGGTTTTTAAATTTACTTTTTACTTTCATTCATAATTATCTTTTATTTGGCTGGTTAGCTTTCCAGTGGGTTCAGACCCTTTAAAAAAGCAACATGTAACACTAGCATATATAGATAATGCACTACGTTTATGACTTCATCTACCTTTCATAATTCGCCATCGGTAAACGTAGGAATCTCAGTCGTTCTGGGGGTGTTGCCCAAATTTTATAAACTAATAAAATTAGTGTTATGAAAAGAAACAAAGATCTTTTAGAAAAGAGAAAGCAATTCATTATCGACTACCTTAAGCAAAATGAACACAGGCAAATGAAAGTAGTAGTACAGGAATTATCCGAAAGGCTTTTTGTAACAACGAGAACTATATACTTAGCAATTGAAAAGTAATTTGTTTTCATTTTTTTTAAATGGCTATAGTGGTAGATTGGCAGAACGGTTTGTAATAGACGTGTTACAGTAAGTCAGAAGAGGGTTCGATTCCCTCCATTAGCCCTAAAAGCATATTGAGTAATATTCCCTAGTGCCTTAACCCAGAAGGCTGGGTAAAACACAGAACTGATGCTAATAGTTTTCAATATGTCATATTACTCCATGACTATAATCAGTTTACGGGCGGGTGGTTCACGATAAGAACAAGTAGGTACTCGCAAGACCTACGAAACGGGGATTTAGTTTAGTTGGTTAGAGCGGTGGCACAAGTTCCATGGTCGTAGGTTCAAATCATGCAATCTCCACGAATCCTCAGGTTAGCCCTTCCGGAGAAATAAGCAAAAGGGAATGGTGTAGTTTAATGCAGAAGATAGCTCATGTAAATTTTTTGATTGCCCCTACTTCTGTTATAGAGGTGGGGGTTTTACATATAGTTTAAACATAAAAAATAGAAATATGGGAATAGCACAAATCATTTTATTGGCTTTTTATGGAGCAGGTTTATTACTTTCTGCGCATCTACATGGCAAGCCTATGGATAGAAATTATAATTTCTGGAAGACACTTCTAGGAACTTCTATAGCAATAGGGCTTTTATATTGGGGTGGATTTTTCAATTAAAACATAATAGACATGGATAAGGAAATAGTAAGAATGGCAATGTATGAGAATTTAGCAACGATTGCGGCTATGGTAATCATTTGGTTGTTTACCGGATCTGCCTGGAGTCTTTTATTGTTGCTGAATATGAATAGTATAAGCTATAATTTAAAATAGTCAAAAACAAAATATTATGTTAGGTGAAGTAAACAAAGCAAAAAGATTTTTAATCGAAAAATTTGGATCAGTAGATAAGGTGGAGCCAGGAACATATGCAGTTCCTACAAATACTTCAAAAGGCCCAGCTTTTATGAAAATAGTTATTAATGAAGAACTGTGCATTAGCGGCTTTTCTTTGTGGCTAGATGAAAAATTTACTCGAAGTTGGTATAAATATTAAAAAGTATGATAAAGGGTTCCAATGTAGAAAAGAAAGATCACCTCAGTATTTCTCTGAAAGATTTGCATGATGAGGTTTGGGGTGAAATACCGGGCTATGGAGAAAGATATTTAATATCGCAGTATTCAAGGGTTAAGAGCCTAATGAAAAAGAACCCCAGGATTCTAAGACAGTCCTTTTCCTCCGGAAAGTACAAAGTTGTCTTAATTGGCAAGTATGGTAGGTTAATCACCGAGGATGTAGGCCGCCTGTGTGCAAAGGTTCACAAAAGACTCCCGGAAGAAAACGAGGTTATAGAATATTGTGATGGAGACAAGCTTAATAATGCAGCTGATAACCTTCGATGGATCACAAGAACAGAGAGCCGAAAAAAAACATTGTTGAGGTGTAGACTTTATAATATAAAGTTGAACTCAGGAGAAGCCAATGGAAGAGCTGTTATAAACTCGCAAAAGGCTAAAGAGATTCGAGAGCAAAAGAACAGAGGTTTATCATATGGTCAAATAGCTGCCATCCACAATATAAGCCGCTCAATTGTTCAAAGAGTTGTTAAAAATGAAAACTGGAAAAATGTGTAGTTATGAAATATTGTTACAGAATATTGTCACTAATTTGGTTTGCGGCATTAGCCTTTAATGTTACATTATTAAAATATGTTTATAATGATTTACAGTGGGCGTTGGTAGCTATGTCTTTTTTTTCTTTTAGTGGATATGCATTCTGTGGATGGAAAGAATATAAAAATGAAGTGTAGTTATGGCAAAGAAAAAATATATAGAAAGCCCAGAAAAGATGTGGGAGTATTTCTGTAAATATAGAACAGAGTTAAAAGAAAATCCAAAATATCTTACAGAACAAAAGAAAGGCGGTGTTACAATGAAGATGGATTTTCAGGTTAGAAATAAAAAGGATATTGAGAATATCAGAGAAACATTTGAAACATTCAATGATTCTACAGTACGATTGCCATATGAAAGACCATTGACCTTAGAGGGGTTTGAAAATTGGTGTGCTGATCAAAATATCATATCTGATTTAGGTGATTACTTCTCAAATAAGAACGATTCTTACTCGGATTATTCCACTATCTGCTCACGTATAAGAAAAGTGATCAGACAGGACCAAATTGAGGGCGGAATGATAGGTATGTACAATCCATCAATTACCCAGCGTTTAAATGGTTTAGTTGATAAGCAAGATGTGACAACAGGAGGCGATAAAATAAATGCAGCACCGGCAACTTTTACGGTTCAAGTAATAACACCTGAATTTGATGATTAATATTTATGGTAGCTGCACCAAACATAAAAGTTTCTCCTGTATTTCATAGAATCTGGAAGGCATTAAACACCAAGATCATAAATGAGCATGGTCAACCTGAACATGTTTACAATTTAATCGTTGAAGAAGGCAGTTCCAGAAGCACAAAAACGTGGAGTGACTTCCAGGCTATATTTCTTTATTTGTATGAGAATCCAATGACATCTGCAACGGTTCTAAGAGATACGCAAAAGTCTTGTAGGGAAATTGTAGAAAGGGATTGGAAAAAATGGCTTAAGGATCCTATGGTCCGGGTGGCGGAATACGAAAAGGGAGAAATAACAGCCGAACAGCTGGACGAATATCTTAAAAAAGAGAATCTATATCAATACTTCATAGAGAATAAAACCAATCATACCTGGACATTTAAGCACAATGGCAATATGATCTCATTTACTGGCTTAGATGATGAAAACAATGCAATGGGTATGACTCAGACTATTTGCTGGATTAACGAGCCTTATAGCTTCAGTAAAGAAGTGTTTCAGCAGTTGGCAATGAGATCAAAGGTTATCATATTCGACTGGAACCCGAAACAGAATCACTGGATTGAAAAGGAAAAGAAAAAAGATTCAACGTTTGTTGATCACTCAACCTTTAGAGACAATCCTTTTATTACAGCTGAAAGTAGAAGAAAGCTTTTAGCAAAGCAACCGCTTAAATACGCTGAAGTTGTTGTAAGTGGATGGATTAGTACAGCAGAAGCCCGTGTATATGACCGTATAAGCAATAAACGCCTATTTACTGATAAGCAATTAAGAGAAATAGCCCGATGTATCAAAAATGAAATTGAAGGTTCTGCAGATGAATATGAGTGGCTTGTGTATGGTTTAGGTTTAAAAGCTGAAAACCCGAAAAAGATTTATAAGAATTGGACCTCTATCACATTAGAGGAATACAATTCCATACAAGAACGTGAATATTTCGGTTTAGACTTTGGATGGTCAAATCCTGCTGCATTGGTTGGTATGAAGTATGATGGTGAAAATACATTTTATGTCAATCCATTAATGTATATGCCAATGAATGACATGGGTGAAACGCCTCTGGCTGAATATTTAATTGCAGCAGGGTTCCCTATTGGAGAAGTGACTTATGGTTGGGCGGATAGTTCAGATCAAAAGGCTGGAACTGACTTATCTATTGTGAATGATATAAGGGTTAATTACAAATTAAATGTTGTGAAGTTATTGCCAAAACCCGGTTATCAGGAAAGATGGGAATTCCTCACTAAAATGAAGATAAGATATGTTTCTAATAATGAGTTTGAGTTTGAGTACGAAAACTATCAGGAAAGATATATAAACGATACTCCATTAGGAGAGCCTATAAAAAAACATGATCACTATATGAATGCATTTGAGTATTGTGGCGTGGGAATGAAGCGGTATTTGGATATAGTGATTTAAAAATAATTAAATTTTAATATGACTAACACAGAAGCAAAATTAATCCACGGATTGATAAAGAAAGAGAATAGAGTTAAAGCCGTTGAAATATCCGGATTCTTCACAATGTTGCATCAAGACGGAAAATGCAATGAGGACCTAATTAAAGGCATTGAAGAATATGTAGGAATACTTAGTATTCTCTTTAAGAAGTGCGAAGGTCTTTCTGTTTATAAGATACAGAAGAAAGTGAATCCAATTGATCCGGCTGACTTTGCGAGGTTTACCAAGTTTCATGTGGAAATAAATGAGCTTATGAAAGCTGCTAAGAATAAATATCAAAACTATGAGTAATAAGAAACGAATAAGCAAAAGAGTAAAGTCCATTCAGGATAAACACAATATGAAACGTTTGTCATTCATGTGTTCCTGGCTTGTAGAGTGTATAAAATTCGCACAGGAAGTAAGTATGGGATTAAGAAAGGTATCTGAACGTTATCCTTCTGGGGTATTTACCACAAACAACGGAGAGCCGGAAAAGATCATAAATGCATCTCAAAAAATTATAAAAGAGAATCCTAATTATAATAAATTTACAATAAAAGATAAGGATTTCGGATCTGCAACTTATAATATTTACGAAGAGGGTCCAGAAAAGATTATAGATTCTCACGGTGATGAAATGATCTTGCCAAAATTTGAAGTAAAGCACAATCAATATTTCTTACATACACATAAAACAGAACAGTCTTAACAGACTGTTTTTTTATTTAATGTATCGTCATAAACACCACAATAGCATATAAATACATTTGCTTTAAAATGTATTATTTGTGGGTATTCTAACAAGAATCGATAACGGGTTACAGGCTTTTAAATCAGCATATTCTGGCTCAGACGATAATAAGTCTTTGCCGGATGATTTTATGGGTTTAAACTTTGCCAGGTTAGAAGACGGTACTAATTCATATGGTTACGAAACAGAGAGATTTGGCATTCTGGGCTTATTTGGGCTTGGTAGTCCATTTGAGAAGCCGATACAGAATCTAAAGTATTACTACAAGAAAACCTTTTTCCTTCAGGACTGTGTTAATTTCTATGCTGATTTTGCCTCACAGGTAGTTATCAAGGAAGTAAACGAGCGAGGTGAAGAAGTAAAGAATTCCGAGTATGTGAAACTTCTGTCTAATCCTAACGGTTTTCAGAACCAAGTTGATTTCATCAAAGAAATGGTAGTTAATGTTTTAACCACCGGTGCGTCTTTTCAATATGGTAATTTCTTTAAGAATGGAAACCTTAAAATAAGCCCTCAATTATTCAATTTAGATTTCAATAATCTTTCATTTCCTAAAATAGAAAACAGGTATGTATTGACCCGAAAAGATATACAGGACCTAAGAATTAAGGAGCATATAGCTAACGGCAAAACCAGGCCTATCAACATGTATGAGCTTGCATTCTTCTATGATACTATTCCACATAACGGATTTGGTCAAGATGAATATAATGCCGCTGATTTCTATAAACCAATGTCAAGGGTTTTCTCTCAGGTTGATTCTATCAAAACTTTAATGAATACACAGAGTTCAATGGCTTTCATGTCAGGGCATAATGTGAATAAGTTGGTTAGCAAACCAAAGACAACAAACGGAGAGCTTAAAGCTTTGCCGGCTGATCAGAAGCTTGATGCAGAAACGAAACTAAACGGCCGGGGAAGATATGGTATAACCAGAGGAAAAGACGGGGATATTGCTGTGGTTAATGAAGAATTAACTGTAAGTGACTTAACTAGGAACGTTTCTAAAATGCAGATGATTGAAATGCAAACTAATGCAAAGGAGAATGTAAGAAACTGCTTCTTAATTCCTCAGGACTTTTTCGGGGATTCCACCTATGAAAACAAACAATGGTCTGAATCAAGATTTATTCTTGGACAGGTTAAAACAATTACTGATAACTGGCTGAATGAGCTAACGCATAAGACACCCGGATATTTTCAAGTAAGAGGTACAAGGCTGATTGGGACTTATGATCATATAGGAGCTGTAGCTGAAACAGTCAGACGATTGGATAATGAAGAGATATTAAGCGAAAACAAGGCGTTTCAAGCCAAATCAGAGGCTTTAGTAACCATGATGACAGCTTATGAACAGATGAAATTGATTGATACGAAAATCACTTGGGAACAATTCTCAGAACAGTATGATTTTAACAAATTCCTAAAAGCGTAAAAAGATGAAGAATGTAATCAACAAGCTGGATAAGATGCTTAAGGATGAAGAAACAGATCCTATCATAAAACAGCAGATAGCAAAAAAGAAGGAGATTCTAACCAATAATAAAACGGTAAAGAAATGATAACGGTCAAAGAAATATCTAATAAAGCTTTTGCTTCTACTGATGAAGCAATGAAGTTTCTTATTGATCATAAGAGAGTAATCATTGCAAACAAATCTGAGCAAAAGAAAAAAGGTGACGGTGTTTCTTTCGGTGGTCTTTTACTGAATGACAAAAGCGAAACAATAAAAGCCGATTCTACTGTAGACCCTTCCACTGTAAACCAGATAAAGATCATTGCAATTGTAAACACCTGTAATTATTATGATTCACATGGTGATGTCTCTATAAATGGATCTTGGAATAGAACGGCAAAGAATACAAAAGAAGGTCTTCACCTGCAGGAACATAAATGCCAATTTGATCACATCATTGCTGAAGGACTAGATGTAAAGTACGCAGTTGAGATTAAAACATGGAAAGAAATAGGATATGATTATGAAGGCTCTTCAGAGTGTCTGGTAATGTATTCTACCGCTCATAAAGAAGACAATCCATATATGTTTAAAAAATACATGCAAGGCAAAGTAAAGCAGCATTCTGCCGGCCTTAGATATGTAAATATGGAATTATGCGTAAACAATAGCGCTGATTGGGCAAAAGAAGAAAAAGAAAATTGGGATAAATACTATCCACTAATTGTAAATAAAGATGATGTAGACGAAAGGGGCTACTTCTGGGCTGTGTTAGAACAAAAGATTATCGAAGGTTCAGCAGTTCCAAGAGGAAGCAATCCTGCAACGCCTACTACATCAGTTGAACCCGTTACAGACACTTCAACAGAAAAACAGGACCCGGCAATTGTCACTCCTAACAGCGTGTCATTCGATATGGCAAAACTTGAATTACTAATTAAATAACAAAAAAAATGTCAGAAACAGTAGACTTAGAAAAGAATATTGCCGAGCTGATCAATAAAAAGATTGATGAAGTGAAGTCAGGCAATGACTCAAATGTAGCGGAATTCAAGATTGAAAATGAAAAGACAATCAATGAGTTCAAAGCAGAATTTGAAAAGAACTTTAATGAATTTAAAACCGAATTTGGGGACGAGTTCAAGAAAATGCAGGAAGAGATTAAAACTGATAACTCCAACAGTATTGCTGTGGGTATGGCTTCAGCTTTTAAGGCCATTACTTCAACACAAGCATTCAAAGATCAGTTAAAAACAGCTAAAACGAATAAGAACGAATTTCGTCTAGACATCTATAATGTCATGAAGGCAGTAAAAGAAGGAGATGCAGAGAAAGGATTAAATGTATATGGTGAAGATTCTGATAACGGACTTACTGATACAAATATCTTTGAAGCTTCAACCCCTGCACAGGCTTTAGATGCTTTATGGGCGTTTATCAATGCTGATCATGTAGAGGAAATTAAATTGCAATCACCTTTCATTTTCCCATATATCTCTATTTCTCCAACCAATAAGCCAGTTTACACTTATTCAGAGATTGTACCAAAGATTCCGGTAAACACCTATGCTGGTTACAAGGTTGTAAAAGAAGGTGGTTTAAAACCTACTCAGGATCTTGCTATCTCTAATAGTAAGACTAAAGCGATTAAGCTAGCTAAGGGTATGGTTTATACCTTGGAGCTTGAAGAAGATATTCCAAATTGGAGCAACATGGTTAGAAATCTACTTTCTGCTGAATATGCATTAGCTCAACAAGATGCGATTTTGAAATACGTTGATGTTGCCAACCCTACATCACCTAATAATGGAATCCTAAACAATAACGTTGGTTTTGATGCTTCCAAGGTTCAAAAGGCTATCCCTAACCCTACTCTAATTGATGTTATCAAAGCTATAAGTGCCCAGGTAAACACAACTAAGAAGTACAATTACGGGCTTCCATTTAAACCGAATGCGGTGTTCTTGAATCCTTTGACATATGAGTATGAAATTGGAATGCTTAAAGACACTCAGGGGAATTACAATGCAGAAACTGACTTCATGACAAGACTGCAGCGAGAATACGGAATCACAATCGTACTTAGAGACGAAATTCCCGTAGGCAAAATTGCAGAAGGAGATTTTAAGAAGTTCCAGGTTAAGCCGTACAAACCATTCTCTTTAAGAATCGCATACATTGATGATATGGCAATTCACAACCAAACCCTTACAATCGCAGAAGGCCGTCATATCCAGTTCTTACCGGTTCTTGATAAACCCGCAATTGTTTACACAGACATCTCGGTTGTTAAGACTGCTTTAGCTGCAGGACCTACTCCAGCACCTTAATAATTAATAATACAAATACCAATTTATGGCAGATAAGGAAGTCAAAAAAATTGACACAGAAAAAGCAACCGTTAAGACGGTTCCAGTAGAAGGATCAGTAAATTCTGATGATTTAACCCTTTCAAAAGAAAAAGTAGTTAATACTGTTATTGATGAAAATAAGGCAGAATTAAGCATTAAACAGCTTTCTGAGCAAATGGGATCACTATCAGTAAAACTTAAATCAGCTCCTAAAGACAAAGAGTCATTTATGACTGTGGGATCTGATTACAGTCTATCAAGAGAAACGCTTGATTTCTTCCAAGATCACGGATTTGAATTTGAATTAAATAGTTAAAAATGCCATTAATAGACAGCACATATTTTGAAAACTCCAACATCATTGCTAATGTAAATAACAATGAGCCGGATCCTGATTACACAACTGATAAGATTTTAGATCTTATGATTGTGAAGGGTGAGAGGGATGTGCTGTCTTTTGCTTTTGGAATTGAAATGTGGAACGACTTCAAGCCTTTCATTGCAAATGGAATCGACCCTTCTACTCCACAGAATTACCGTGATATTATTCAGGGTAAGATGTATGAGAAAAACGGTAAAAAATGCTATTGGAAAGGGCTTATTCAGGAAGACACCAAAGAAAGCCTTATAGCTGATTATGTTTATTGTGTTTACCATGATGAAAATAACAGCACAACGGCCGGCATCGGTGAAGTTTCCATTAAAAGTAAGCTTGGCTATCGTGTGACAATGATCCCTAAAATTACCAAAGTGTGGAACAGATTCATAAAACAGTTTCATGCAGGTTTTAGAGATAGACCTTCAGGTCATACATGCTCTGGGTCTCCTTACTGGATTGTAAACGGTGGGGTTGATTATTACGGTATTAATAACACTATGGGGGAAGTTTCATTAATGCAATTTTTGACTGATAATAAAGTCAATTATCCATTATTCAATGATAACTATAAAAGATTCGGAAGCTTTAAAAATGAACTAGGGATATGATCAATCACAATACGTTACTATACAGCATGTTAGATAGAACTATAATAGTTGAGGATTACCAGGATAAAAACTGGACCGCCAATTATACTGAAGGAGATTTGTTTGAACTTGTTGCAAAACTGAAAGAATCAAAATCTAAACTCCCGCAATCATACCCAATCATATGGCTTCAAACAGGCTATGTTGTAGAGCGTAGGAAGCAGGAAGGGATTACTAAAATGATGGGCTGTAAAATCTACCTGATCACACTTGGAAGTAAAACAGCCAGGTATAAGAACAGATTCCAGACAACGTATGATCACATGCTTTATCCTTTGTTGAATAAGATGGATGAAAAGTTCAGAAAGACAAAGGGAATTACAGCAGCGGATAACGACTCTTATATGGTATTCCCTCTAAATAATATAGCAAAAGATGATAACGGCAATCCGATTCCAGAATTTACAGCAATAACTGAAGTATGGGATGCGGTTTTATTTGAAACTGATATAACAATTTCAGATGGTTGTTTTCCAGAATTAATAATTAAATAAAAAAATAAAAAATGTTAACAATTAAAAAATGTAATGCAGAAGATCAGGTGGCTAGATTAGGCGGCCAATTTTGCGATGAAGACCAGGTGTCAGGATTATTGTTTGCAGACCGATCTGTTAGAATAGATCCGGCAACCTTTACTAAAACAGTTCTTGACGGATTAATCCAGAAGGACAAACTTATTGGTACGGTTAAATTCTTTTCTGCAGAAGATGCAGACGTGGATCCAACTTTTACAGATTCTTCAACCGGAGAAAGCACAAAGCAGACTTTAGGGATCAAGAAGTGGAACTTCATGTTCAATAAAGGAAACTGCTTCCAGAATGAGCTTCAAAAACTTGATAAAAGTGAGAGGTATTCTATTTTCTTGGTAATGCAAGACGGTTCTGTTTTAGGTTCTATACTAAAAGATGGAACAATTAAAGGCTTTGATGTAAAACTATTTACTGGAATCAAGAAAGTAAAAACAGCAGCTGAAGGCGGTGGATCTACTTTAAGAGTTGATTTACTTCCGGACGCAATGCGGTTTTGGCAAGGGCAATCTGTACTATTTGAAAGTAGTGATATTGATTTCACTCAGTTAAATCCTGTAGTAGGTGTTTCGATCGATATAACATCTGCCTTAGTAGCTGCCGCAACGAGTACAAAAGTTAAAGTAACAAACCTTTGTGCTAAAAGCGTTGTGTCTGGATTGACAACTCCGGCTAATTGGAAGATGAGCAGAAACGGAGTATTGGAGTCTGTTACCGCTGTAACGGAAGTTAATGGGGAATATACATTTACTCATACTGCCTTAGCGGCTAATAACAACATATTCTTTGTTATCAACGAAGCTGGTTATCCGGTTTATGTATTAGATACTGACTATTATGCAGGTCAATCTGCAACCGAAAAAGTAACTGCATAATGTATACAGTAGGAAAATATAATATTGTTCCACCAAAGCCTTTTCTTTCGTTAGGTCAGGCGGTGGAATATATCCAATATAAATATCCAGAACTGGATAAAGAGACGATTCAGAAATTTTTAAATCCTAAAATTACCGAGAATGGCGACAATCAATCCGGAAACGTTTCTGAAGAGAATACAGCTGGCAAAAAAAATGACTCCGAAATTAGTGCAGCAAGCTCTAAAGGAATCAAATCTAACGCTGATAAACCAGGACAATCTACTAAGGGGTAAAACAAGTGATGGGGGCCGAATGCCCCCTTACTCTAAAAAATACAGAAGAGGTAATTTATTCTATGCTGATTATAAAAATAGAATGAACCCTTTGAGTAAGCGAAGATGGGATTTAAAGCACTGGTGGAATAAAAAATATGATGGATTGTTTTACCGGAGTATAAAAGTAAAAGTGAATATAAAAGACGTTCAGTTTTCAACTAATTACAATCCGATTTACATGAGAGACATATATGCCATCATTAGTAAATCAAGAATTATTGGTATTACAAAAAAACAGATGTTAGATGCTCAGATCCGGAACGTTCCCAAGCTTCAAAAACAAATAGTAGAAAACATAATCAACAAAGGTAAATTAAGATAATGTGTAACTGTAGTAAACCTGTCACAAAAACAGAATGTCATCTTCTCCGGAAACATGTAGAAGATCCAGAAGGCAGAACTTTTATTTACCATGTTTTTGATGGCGAAAGAGGCCTTGAAATAGCGCAGGTCCCTAAAGATGTATATCCAAATGAAGTTGCTATTAAGAGGGGGTTCATCGGTTTAGATGGCTTTCCTGAATGGTTTTTCGTGCGCGAGCACCCATGCTTATATGAAGATGATGATAAAACAAAAAAACAGAATTTATCAAGATAGTAAAGAACTCCCCTTTTTGAACTACAAACGAATAGTACAGACGGGGGATTTTTATTACTTGGTTAAAGGCTATGAGCCTGGTGATAATATTGATTTAGATATAAACACCTTAAAAGATAAATTTCAAGAAATAGAAGAGGATTATGCTACTTCTATGAACGTGAAAAACTCCGATGTATTAATACATGGAGAATTAGCGATTGCTACTAATGAGTTCAATAAATACAATATACTTTTTCTATTCGTAGAACAAGCTATAAAAGTTCACGAGCTACGCTTAAAGCTGCAGGCTTTGATATTGGACCTTAAAGAAACCGGAAAAGAAGAGGAAGCTGAAGAAATAAACGATTTAATGATTTTGGCTTCTAATGAACATTCTGACTTTGATTCGTCTGATATAAAAGACTTACTGAGTGACTTTAAGGTACAAAAAAGCGATGATCTTTATGAACAAAGGAAATACATACAGAATAAACTAGACAAGCTAAATAATCAGATTCTAAAGCTTAATAGCCAGATAGAAAAGAGTGAAGATGCAAAGGAAGATTCTGAATTCGATATTGAAGAGCAGTTTGTAGCTGTTTGTCTTGGTCTTGAAATACCTGTAGATGATACGAAAATTACCTTATTCCAGTATGGTTTAATGGTAAAGGCATTAATGAAGAGAGTTGATGAATTAAATAAGATGAAAGCGCATGCCAGATAAATTAGCCATATTACAAGCCCAGGTCATAATTGCTGATTTAAAAAACGTTGAATTACAAGCAAAAAGCCTTAACAATACTTTTAAAGAGACTGTAAAGCAAGCTGAAAAAGTAACCAGATCTTTCAATACAGGAAAGCTTAGGGAATTTACAGCTGCTATGCGGGAATTAAATTCTGTTTCCACTCAGCATGTTAATATTGAGAGGCAGTTGGCCGATTCATTAGCCAGAACGGCGAGACTGGAACAGCAACAGGCACGACTTCAAACTGAGCAAGCCAGAACCAGAAGAGAATTAGCAGCAGCCGAACGGGAAGAGAGCCGGGCGAGACAACAAGCGAGACAAGAAGCTGCAGCTGAAGAAAGACAAAATAGAACGGGCACGGGTGCATTTAGGCAGTTGATAAGGGACAGAAATGAGGCAAGAACAAGAGCCCGGGATTATGGAGCCGAGATGATTAATCTTAACAGAAGATATAGAGAAGGTTCCATTTCTCAGCAGGAATATAGAAGACAATTAGCTGAACTGTCTACCGGTCTAAGAAATTCTACAAGAGATGCTGTTCAGTTGGATCGTGAGGTCAGGAGATTAAATCAATCAACCAATTCATCTAATAATAACGGAGCTTTACCGGGAAGGGTTACCGATATACTTCAGGCTTTAGGTATTACCGCTATTGCTGATAATATTGCCAGCTCGTTCTATAAGCTAGGAAAGTCATATTATGACTTATCATTAAAGTTAGACACGTTAAGGATGTCTCAATTAGCCGTATTCAAAACTAATCAAGAAGTCGGAAGGCAAAATATTTTTCTTACTGATATTGCTCAGAAATATGGGATTGAATTGGTATCATTAAGTCAGGCATATAATCAGTTTTCTGCTTCTGCCCAAGGTACTACTTTGGAAGGAGAAAAAACACAGGTTATTTTTGATGCGGTTGCTAAATCAAGTGCTATGCTTGGGGTTAATGCGGACGACACAAACGGCATTCTTAGGGCTCTTGGACAAATGATGTCCAAAGGGAAAGTCCAGGCAGAGGAATTACGAGGACAGCTAGGTGACCGTATGGCAGGAGCATTTAGATTATTTGCTGATGGTATGGGTGTTTCTACTTCTGAATTAGACGCAATGTTGAAGAAAGGAGAAGTTCTTGCTGAAGATGTTCTACCAAAATTTGCTCAGCAGCTTAATAAAAAATATAAGTTAGGTATTGGTGATGAAATAGAAACATCACAGGCGTCATTAAACAGACTCACTAACGCATGGACTATTTTTGTCGATAGTGTTGAAAAAAGAAGTTTATATGCTGGGACTAGCATTTCCGCTCTTACAAGTACGGTGGCAGGACTTTTAAAAGAGCTAACGCCAAGCACGTTCATAACAGACATAAAAAACCAGCAAATTGAATTCAATAAACTAGGATTGCAGTTGCGGGAAAACTGGAAAGACACAAAAAGAAGAAAGGAGTTGCTTGATGAAATGATAGCTATTAATCCGGATTTCATTAGTGGTCTGGATAAAGAAAAAGCAACCTTAGAGCAAATCGAAAAACGATTAAGATTGACTAATGCTCAATATGTTCAGAAAATAATATTACAAAAGAATTTAGACCAATTAAATGAGGTTTTGGATGAGTTTACAGAGCGTCTTACTATTATATCTAAGGCTGAAACTGAAAATGCAGTTGCTATTAATAATTTATCAGCTGCTCAAAGAAAAATATATGATGACTTATTGGATGGAAAGAAGAACTTTTTTGAAGCACGTGATGCATTAAATAAACTAGGGAAAACATCAGCAGAAACAGTTGACTTGTTCTATAATATGCATTTGGCTATTAATACGGGATCAATTACTTCAAAAGGATTTATTAGAACTACCAAAGAACTAAATAAGGAAGCACAAGATCTTACCAATAAACAAAATGCTCAACTTAAAACTTTAGATAATTTGTTTAAGTCTTCCGGCAATATGCTAGGTATCAATACTGCTCTAATGAAGTCAAATTATTCACTTGGTGGATCGTATGATTATTTAGGACAAAAACAAGATAACGCTGCGCGAAAAGTTGAAGAAGATTGGAAGAAAGCAATCAGAGCCGGTAGAGAATTAAAGAAATCTTATATCGAATTTAACGGGTATATATACAACACTAAAACGGCTAAGAATGACGGAAGAAGAGTAGGAGAATGGGAAATAGTTGGTGATTCGGTTCAGAGACGTAAGCCCGCTGCTATTCCCCCAAAAGAGGAAAAACCTAAAGCAGCAAAATTAAATGTAGAAGAGAAAGACTTTGTAAATAAGGCAACTGGGACTCGTGACTCAGAACTTGCAGCACTTGAAAATAAGAGGCTTGATTTGCTTGTTAGTGAAGAGGATTACTGGAAGGAATATTTAGAAATCTATAAAAGGTACGATGGAAAGATAAGAGATTTCATAAAAGGAGCGAACGCAAAGCAAATTCAAGTCGAAGGCGCAGTAATTAAAAAGGCAGCTGAAGCAAGAAAGGAATCCACTAAAAAGATTTACGAAATAAGCTCTAAAAACTTAGAGGAAAACAATAAAAAAGAAGCGAATATTTTAGATAGAGCTTCTAAGCAGATTGATCAGGACAAAACGCTTACAGATCTTGAAAAGATCAATAAGCAAATGGAGCTTGATTCAAAAATGATTGAGTTGCAGGAAAGCTACTATTCAAAGCAAATAGATTTAGCTGGTAAATCCGCAGAATCTGTGATTGAGTGGGAGCGAAAAAGAGATGAAGAAATAGGAAAAATTGAGGATCAACGCCTTCAGCGCCTTAATTCAATGCCTGAAGCTATTGTTTCTGATATTGAAACTCAATCTGCCATAACCCAGAGTAAAGTAGATGCTAATTTTGAGGATCAAAAGTCTTTAATTCTAAAAGACAAGTCTCTCAACGTTGATCAAAGAGCCTATAAACTTTCTCAGCTGGAAAAAGATCTCCAGATTGAGAAAAATAAAGAAGAAATAAAGCGTTTGGAGCTTCTACAAGCTCAAATTATTGCCCAGCAACTTTTAAGATCATTAAAGGGACAATCTACAGTGCTTACTCCTGAAGAAGAGAAAGCATTGAAAGAGTACGAGGCAACAATAAAAAGTCTAAAAAATTCAAATGCCAACCTTGGAGATGAAAAAAATTCCGAAGCTGCTCCAGAGTGGTTAAAAACTAAAGACATTTTAGTAAAGACATTTCAGGATATGGGTATGGGGAATTTCGCAACTGCTGTAGGAGATCAGTTTGATGAATTATACAAAAAAATAATTGATGGTTCCCTTACCGCCAAAGATGCTGTTATTCTTGCCGCCTCCGCCATGGCTGATGGATTGTCTAATATGATAAACAGCCAGAAAGAAAAAACGATTGCGGCTTTAGATGAACAGTTGAAATATTCCCAGCAAACCACAGAACAGGAGGTTGGATTTATCAACGGAAGACTTGAAGCGTTAAATGCTTTAGAAGATCTAACAGAAGAACAGGCAGCTGAAAGAAACAGGCTTGAAGATGAAGCGAGAGTATATCAGGATCAACAAAGACAACGTGAAAAGCTTATTGAGGCCCAAAAAGCGAGAGCGGAACAAAAAGCAGCTGCTCAACAAGCTTTGATTAATGGAGCATTAGGGGCTTCTTTGGCTATTGCAACATATCCTTTTCCTGCCAGCTTAATTCCCGCAGGATTAGCGTTTGGGTTTGGTTTAGCTCAATCAATAAATATTATGTCTAAAGACCCGGTTCCTAAATACTGGAAAGGGAGAAAAGGCGGAAAAGCTGAGTTTGCCGACACTCAGGAATTTGGACGCGAAATGATTGCAAGTGAGGACGGTTATATTAAATCATTCGGATCAGGAACTGGAACAAAAAGAACCTGGTTAGATGAAGGTGATATAGTTTACACAGCAAATGAAACAAAACGAATATTAAAAACTATGGGGCCGTCTGCTAAAATTGGCAGTAAGGTATATCAAAGTATTGCAAGAGAAAGTATGATTGCGCCACAGGTTTCTATTGTTAATAATTACCGGGATAATTCAGATGCAATTGCCGAAAAATTAGGAAAAAGGTTTGATCAAACTTTTGCGAGATATGACAAGCCTTCAATAATAAAAATAAATGGATTCATCTATTTATACCAAGGTGCAAACCATGCTTTAAAAATGGGGACTTATGATTTAGAAACAGGAAAAGAAACATTTTATGATACCAATTAAACATATATTATACGAAACAGGAGTAAATGAGATTTTCAGATTTATTGTTCCTTCCGGAGGTTTCCAGGGAGAATATGTCATTGATAAGCCGGGAGGCTGGGATGATACCGACTCAATCGTGAACATTGACTCGGAGTCAATGAATGTAAATGATTTCATTATTGGAAATAATACAAAGCTTAAGTTCTACCAGGAAAAAAGTAAAACAGCCTATAACCTACTTAAAAACGTTTATGCAGAAAAACAGGGAGACGGCCGGATTATATTCAAATGGATCGCAGTAAAAGACGGTGTAGAATACGATTTGCTTAAAGACAATTTCGAGGTAAACATGAATAAATATTCTCATAGCTACGATAAATCCATGTTTAAAATTGAAGTTGAAATAATTAAAAGTGAATCACAAAATAAGTTATTAAACAGGAATGATGTAACCATTGATTTATTTGCAACAAAGGATCTGGATGAAAATCCAATTAGCCCGGTTGAAACTTTTGATCTTGGGTATAAAAAAGGATCTTCAAAGCAGTCCAATTTTTATCAATGGGACGTGGATCAGTTAAACGTGAATTTTGATCCAAGAACTTCAATATTCTTTTCTTTTCATAGATCAGATGATTATCAGTTTGGGAATAATACAAATGAGTACGCTGGCATAAAACCGGTCACACTTACACAGACTATAGATCAGGGGCCGTTCGTTTCAACAAACATCACTCTAAAGTCTATAAAGATTGAAATTAGCAATATGCAGGTTATTTTTGGTAGAGATAACAATGCAATTCCTATTCCTCCGGATGTAGGTTTATACGCTGTAGTTTCAGGTCCAGGATTCTTTTATACACAATTGCTTAAAAAATGGACCTCACAACAGGGCAATACTTCGGAAATAAAGATAGATAATGATATTTTCAATTTTAAAGTAAATGATGTTTCCAATTTAGCACCAGGCCAAAATTTAAGCTTTTTATTTATGACTAATGATGTGAATGATAAATTTATCACTACATCTTTGAAACTAAATACAAGCATTGAAATAACTACAAATATGGAATCTCCTATTGTAAGCACAAAGGGAATTCGACTGATTGATAGCATTAAGCAGGTAGTTAAAAACTATACAGCTTCCGGAATTGGGGTTTTGAGTAACTACATAGGTGCAGCGGGTATTTATTATAATACTTCCATATCTACTGGTATTTATTTAAGAGGGTTACCAGACAGATACACATCAGGTCAGAAGGTGAAAACATCATTTAAATCATTAATGACAGATGGAGCCGCTAAATTACTGGCTTTAGGTTATGATATTTTAGACAACAATGTTATTGTTGAAGATTTGGGATATTTCTTTAAAGATGTAAAGAGTTATGATTTATCAGATAAAAAATTTATTCAAGATGGGTATAAATTTGAAAATGATAAAGATGTAGTTTTTAATACTATGATTTTTGGATCAAAAAAATATTCTAAAAACGTAAAGGATGATATTCAAAACTATATTACTTCTGCAGAATTTACCACGCCAATTGTAAGTACAAAAAATAAACTAGATAAACAGACTGAACTTATTATTGACGAATATAAGATACAGGAATTAATAGATGATAAAAGTTCGTCAACCAATGATAATGACGATGATTTAGTAATGATTGACATGGTTACTGAAGCTGATTATTGGGACACTGGAGTTTTTGAAAATTGTATTCACTCCATAGAAGGCGGAAAGCTACAGTTGAGTTGTGCAGCAACACCATTTGATACTACTTTGATGGAGGTTGGTTCTTTGGTGGAAATAACGGAAGGTATAAACAGCGGTCCTTGGACTATACTTGCTATTGCTGATCAAAAGCTGACATTGAATAAAACATCAGGAATTGAAACAGGTGTCAATGATACTCCCATTAAATATTTAATTCCTTCAGTAACAAAAAATAGGTCTATCAATGATGGATTTACAGAGCCAGCTTTTATTAGGGACCCTGCGACTTCTACAAACGCACGTCACAATCCAAAATATCACATGACAAGGTGGTTCCAGTGGTTTGGCAGCGGTTTAAGAAAAAAACAAAGTGGAGAGTTTATAAAAGTTACCAGCTATAAAAACAATGAGAAGGCTCGAATGAAAGCAAATTCTGATGATCTTTTAAATGAGTTGCCAGGATTAATAGAAGTAGGAGCTGATGAACCGTTGAGCAGGTTAAGAAATTATAAAACGCCTTTCTTTTCTGGTGATGTAATTGAAATTAAGTACATCAATGTTACATTCCTAGAATTTATTATGATGTATTTGAATTGGAGATATGGAATTGCGGGAGATAGATCAACTAGCCGGGGATATTTTACCCTCAATACACCAGAAGGTATTTTTGATGCGTACCCATTTGGTGATGCGGCTTTTTCACATGATAGGAAGACAAACGTTTTAAGTTTTAAAGGAAAGATTAAAAGTAAATATGCTGTAAATCCTGTTCTGACGTCTGTAGTTCAAGATAATAAAAATACTGTTACCCTTCATTGGGATTATACAGAAGACTATATAAACCCTGTAATTGATGTTCAATATAGTATTGATGGCATCAATTGGGTTACTATAAGACAATACGGAAACACAAAGCAGGGAATTGTTATAGATGATACATTTTTAGAAATCCTTTCAGGAACCAATGTGAGCTTTAGACTTATTGTGAATACTTTAGATTTCATCAATAAAATTTCAAATACAATAAATATAGAATGGCAATTTAATCCCTATGCGATTATTGCTCGTAATAAGTCTGAAAATTCAGATTGTGGATATAGTAAAATCGTGTTTGATTTAAAAGGTAAAGCTGACTTTGAAATTGAATACAGTTATGATTTCTCACCAAGTGGCGGAAAACTTTGGGCGACCAATCTTAATGGAACTGGTGGGAATTTAGTTGTTGAAACAGCTTACGGACTTCCATCCATTGACGGCACAGAAACAAGAAACATAAATATAAACGGGGATTCGGTAAGATTGTTTATAGATCTATTCAATTCAGACAAAACAGATACGCTACTTCCATTGAATTGCACATTTGGCGACTATCAATATACCTGCTACGCAAACACAAGTATCAAGTTTACTGATACCATAACAAATACAAGCCAGGTGTTTGATTTGAATGCCGAAACTATAAAACTGTACAGTTAATGTATCGTCATAAACACCACAAACACCAATATTTACTTTTGTTTTATGCCTAGGATGTTTTCATATTATAGCCCTGTCAGATTTTACAGAACAATGGAGGAACTGGAAGACATGACTAATCCGGAAAATGCTCAGTATTTCGGACATAAAGAGCCGTATCCATTAGAAATAAATGATTACCATAGATTTCTAATCCCTCAGTATAATAACGAAATAAATACTACTGAGTTAAAATTGTTTCTAGTTGGGGAAGAAGTTAAAGAAATTAATTCAAGATTAACGATTGATAATGGAAAATTATTTATTGTTTCATTTATATCATTTGAAGAAATACAGGGGCATTTTGAAATAAGAGATTCTTCAGGAACAGCTCTTTTTTATTCTAATTGTGTAAAATTCATGGATAGTACAGATTATGATGGACGTAAATTTATAAGAATAGCAACTAAATGCACCTATAATAGAAACCTATTTTCTTATTCAGACGGCAAGCATGATTGGCTTATTACAAACCTGCCGGCTTATTGCTTAGGAGAATTTGAAATGGATGAAGACATTACCTTGGAAAGATCCGGTGATCTAGCCAGTTCAGAAGTTTCTGGCAGCTGGTATGAGGAAAACGTAAAGTATAGAATATTAGCGCAAGGAAATAATAATATTCTAACATTTATAGCTGTTCATTCAGTCAATCAGGACTTCTATATTGATGGTACAAAGAGAACCCGGAAGGAGAAACCAGAAGTAACCGACAATACGACTGAGGTGATAATGAAATTCTCCTACCAAAAAGACAAAAATGGATTGAATATAATTCTTGATGAAAAAGAAATTTTTTCAGACGTTATAAAGCAAGTGCTCGGTAATAACGAAAAGACTATGATATATGTGTACGAAGAAAATAAAGCAATACCTGTAAATTAAAAATATGCCTAATATACCAATACCATTTGTTGAGCCGTTTCCTATTAAAAATCTTCCCTTAGAACTCATTTTAAAACCAAATGGGTATATGCTGGTTGAAGGTGAAGACGGAAAGGCTTACAGAATAAGTACTGAATCTTTTTATCAGATGCTTCACAAGGTAGCAACACCTATCCCACCATCATATACGGGGCCATTTATTGCAAATACATGGTTTAAACCTCAGGTTAATTCTGAAGATCCAGGAACGCCTTACCCTAATTTAACACCCGCAAAAGACGAGAATGGAAACCCAACTGTACTAAAAGCCGTTGAAGGTTATGATACTTTTTTTTATTTTAATGGAATATACTGGATAGGCATTCCGAATAAGCTTCCAGGTGTTGTGGCTAAAACGATATTTGATCCTACAAACAATGAGGAACCATCAGTAATGAAAGCTACAGCAGATAGGTATGATAAAACTTTAGATGTTTTAGATTTCTTCCTTGATCCTTATGAGATTTCACCTGAAACTAATATTGTAATGCCTAGGCCGGCTGAAAATAAAAATGCATTCTTAAATACACAGTGGCAGCAGTTCGCGACACCTGGCACGCCAATGAACAACGGTGTAGTTAATTTCTCTGAATTAGGTGGTGATCTTATTGAAATTACTATCGAGGGAAATCAATTAGATGGAGCAGGGATAGGGATTATTTGGTTGGGCCTTCAAAACTCAGTAACGGGTGCTAAGGTGGCATTAGTTCACGGAAGTGTAGCGAAAGGTAAGTATAAATTTGCAATTGATGCTCAACAGGGTTTTGATAAGATTTACTACTCACGTTTAGAAAACGATACAGTTTTTACGTTTAAAAGGATTGTAAAATTACCAATTACAACAAACAGTGTTGAGGATTACATAAAAAAGACAGGTGTATCACAAAACGAATGGGATAAAGAGGATGCTGTAAACCCTGCAACTATGAAATCAACATCTAAAAGATATGATAAAGCTTTAGATGTACTTAATAGTTTTGTATACCCTAAAGGTGAGACTGATTGGGCCGATTTAACAGCAGATAAAATAGAGTACCAAGGAATTATTTATAATACAGGAGGTGCAACTGAAGCACAATCTCAGGGAGCTTGTGGACTTATTTACGCTAAAGATTTGGAAGGTGTTTCAAGTCTAAGGGTTGTAGGTGAAAATATGGATTTATACGGGACTACGATTGCATGGTGGTTAGGATACAGGCCAGATAATACATTCGATGTATTACGAAGCGGTATCGTGGCGAGTGGTTCAGCTAATATAAAGACCGATCCACAGTACACCTATTACAGATATTCAAGGCCTACACCTAGTGGAAAATTGCAGATGAAAAAAGAGGTTACACTCCCTGTAGAGACAGATTCTGTAATAGATATGATTAAAAGTTCTACAGGTGGGTATTCAGGAATTTTGGACCTTGGATCATTAGGTGTTAAGACTACTAACACGGCTGCACAGAATACATCAATTATTAATAATGCCATCAACGAAGAGTCATCTAAAAGTCTCCAAAGGTTGATAATGTTTCCGCCGGGTATATTCAAGGTAAATGAGATTCTTTTAGCCCCTAAAACATTCCTTGGAGGTGTAGACAAGGAACATACAGGACTCTATACAGAAGCTGGAAGCGGTACACGAAGCATTATTAGACAGGTAAACGGACAGGTGCAAGGCGGTGAGATATTTAATCTATCTATAAACGGGTCAAATACTACTGATGGCGCTGTATATATCAACAACACGTTTGGTCATAAAATAACTAATTGTGGAATTCAAGGTGCGACTAATGGGTACGGAATTAAGTACGTAGCCGGATTGTATCACGCTATTTCAGATGTATATTTCTCAGGTGGTGATATTCAGTTACACTCTGTTACTACTCAGCCTATGGCTAATAACCTCGTTAAGTATGATAGACTGTATTTCGTTAAAGCAAATAAGCTAAACGTACGTATTGAAGGTGGCTCTAACTTTGTGTTCACTACATGTAACTTCGAGGACAGCGGAATTTCAGGCGATGAGACTACAGGAGGTGTTCACGCATCTAACGTTTCGGCTGGTGGTGAAGGTGTTGACGTTTCTTTCAATAATTGCTGGTCTGAAGGTATTAGAGGTGGATTTATCTACAAAATAGATAACTGCAAGGGTAACTCTGTGATTAGAGACTCAATGTTAGGTAAAGGAGGTAACGGTTCTGGTACTATAGCTAACGCTATTATTAATTTGAACTCAAATTTACTTCTATCAGGGGCAACAAGATTTTCAGGAGGATCAAACTTTCATCCATTTCCCACAAACATCAGAGCGACTGGTGGCAGTACATTAGTGGATAACCCAAACATTAATATTGGCACAAATAACGTAGGCACGATTAAAGTTGCTCAGTATTTATAAAAAATAAAGCATTCAAGTTTATGGAAGACAAAATAAAAGAGGGAGCTGAGTTGATAGAGGGGAGAATGACATTTATACAGGCTTTTCTTCAGAAGAAATATGGTTTCGGAATTCTCTTTTTTGTTCTGTTTCTTTTTGCTGGTTTTGGGTGTTGGTGGTTTTATAGCCGTGGAAAAGATGACGGCCGGGAGAATTCAAGATTGGAGATTATTTCTTTCCGGGCTGTGAGAAAAAACGATTCTGCAACCATTGAGCAAATTAGAAAAGAATTGATAGAAAAAAATGTAGAGTTTATTGAATGTCAAAACGAACTCAATAAGAAACAGAATTTCTCACAACTTAAAGCAACACTGCAGCAAAAAATAGATGAAGCAGACGAAATTACAAGGATGTTTAGACGTGAGACAATTCCGGATAACAAAAAGCTTAACAAGAATCTTAAAAAAATAATAAATCAATAAAGCTATGAAGAATTTACTTTTTTTATTGATAAGTTTTTTCTGTATGGCTAATGCCCAGGAAAAAACAGATTCCATTAAAGTAGTGGAAATGGGTAAAGTTCTGGAACAAAAAACAGAGCTGAATAAGAAATTAATGGAAGAGAATTCAAAGATCCAGAAGGAGAATGAAAACCTTCTTGAGATAGTTTTTCTAAAGTTTAAAAAGCTTATAGGCATATCAGAAGTAAATAAGCAGGAAAGAAAGATTACTTTTCAAAATAAGGAAGGAACTAAAGCCGAAAACTTCACTGATCCGGTAACAGAAATTGATGTGCCGGCAGGTGTTGATACAATCCGAGGAGGTTGGATATATCGGCTACTCCACCGAAATAATGTTTATTATAAACGCTATAAAATAGAAAATAATGAAAAGGTTTATCTGGATTAGTATACTGTTTCTTTTCGCCACAGGATGTGGGTCAAGATCTGTTCAGAAAGAAAAAAGCTTTCAGCAATCAAAAGAAAATTCAAAACAATCAGAAGCCAGTGAAAACCTATCACAATCAGTGATAGATCTCCAAATTGACACTGAGGTAAAGAAAGTCGAAATTTCGCAGGAAAAACAGGTCAAAGATAACAGTTCTACTCAATCGGTAGAATCAACAAATCAAAAAACTAAAACAGAAAGTAATTCCAAAACTTTAAAGAAAACAGAATATTACCCAAACGGACAAAAAAAATCCGAAATGGAATTATCTGAACAATATTCAAAAGTTTCTGATGAAAGGGATTATTACAAAAGCCGCACAGAGCAATTGGAAAAGAGTCTTAATATTTCCATAAAAAAACAAGATTCCATTTATAAGCAGAATTTAGATTTTGCTCAAAAAAATAAATCACTTGTTAAATTAAACAAAGAAAGTTTGTTATCCTGGGAGCAAACAGACAAAGAATTAAAAAAGGTTTCTGAGCGTAAAGGAATTACATTTGGTACTATTGTTTGGATTGTTTTTGTTTCTCTTATTTCCGGTGCAGTAATATGGGAAATTATTAAAAAGTACATCCCTAAATGGAGCTTAAAAATATTTAACCTCAAATAAAATTAAGAATGACAGCTTTAGAATTAAGTAAAAAATATAAAACACTTTTGAGCAATAGAGGTATCAATACACCCTTAAGACTGGCTCACTTCTTTGCCCAGCTAGATCATGAATCTAATTTGGTTCCAAAAAGAGAAAGTTTATACTACACTAAAATTGCAAATGCAAGAGCTACATTTAAAACACCTTTTAAAGGCAAGACAGACGCTTTTGTGAATTCCTACCTTAAAAATTCTGTAAAGATGGCTAATTACGTTTATGCTAACCGGATGGGTAACGGAAATGAAGCAAGCGGTGACGGTTATAAAAATCGTGGTGGTGGTTACATGCAGCATACCGGTGCTGATGAAATGAAAGTACTAAAAGCCAGAACAGGCATTGACTTTGTTTCAGATCCGGATTTATTAAAAGAAGAAGTAAATGCTATGATTGCGGCAATTGATTTCTGGAATCGTAGAGGCTTAAGCAATTTAGCAGATCTGGATGATTTGGACGGTATCAGTGATCTTATTAATATAGGAAAACATACTGCTGCTTATGGTGATGCTAATGGATTCACGAAGCGAAAAGAAAAATTACAATATTATAAAACAGTATTTAAATAAAAATCCCCGCTTCACAGTGGGGATTATATTTTAAAGTTTAGATCCAATTAAAATCATATCTTCTTTGCTTGAATTAGAAGGGTATGATATTCTAAACTCTATTTGCCCTGGATGCAAACTAGATTTTTCACAAGCAATAGATTGCGGAATATTATCAATATAAATAGTTATCATATCAGATAAACTGCCAGATCCGACTTGTTTAACGTTAACTTTATTAATGGTATTTACACCGCCAAATTTATTACCATCCTTATATTCAATTGAATTATCAGAATTAAACTTTATGTAAGCACCAAATGAATTACCATCATACTCATTTCGATCTTTAGCAGGAGTTGCAATATTAATTTTCCAATTTCCGACTAATTCCGCTGGCACTTCTTTATTAACAGGCCACTCTTCCTTGATGTCTACATTGTCTCTATCACTGGAACAACTACACAACACTAAAGCAAATGAGAGGGACATTAAAAGTAATAGTTTTTTCATGATTTAATTTTCAACAAATATATAAAGATTTAAATAAATCATTTTTACGGGAAACCGTATTATCAATTGTTCGTCATTGAGAAGAACGGTATTCGGACGAGATCTTGTCCGATTGTCCAATTTTGGACAGTCCTAATATTACATACACCAATTTTGGGGTATGTAAAATCAAGAGCTATCCTAAGTATTTCTGAGGTAAGCTAAAAGGGTGTCGTGAAACACGACATCCCTATTTTTATTCATACTGAATAATTTTACTAGCAACAATAGTATTGTAATATTTGAATGAACCATCTTTTGCCTTCCATTCTTTACCAAAAATCTTAATTCCGACTAAAACTCTATCTCCTGGCTTGTAAGGATCTATAATATCAATATGAATAGAATGTAACTCAATTTTTAAAGTTTGAGGAAATCTTTCCTCAGTAACAAATATGAATTCTCGTTTTTCAAAATTAGATTTGAAGGTTTGAATTGGTTCTATACTTTTAATAATTCCGGTTAACTCCATAGGTTTTTTATTTAAGCGCAATTCTTTTAAGTATCTCGTTATTCCTATTCTGTTTTCCAAGGGTATATTTTCCGGTAGTTTCAGCTTTCAGATGGTTTGCCATTCCCTGAGCCAGATTAATTGGTACAATCGGAGCTAAACCAGCATTATTCTGCAACTCATCCAGTTTATCAAGAAATAAATGTTTCCATGTATAAAAGTCAACATCTATTTTAACAGCCTTCTTGGTTACAGGATCAATTATATCATCAGCATGTTTAACGTTATTTCTCCACCGTCTTTGGATCTGTTTTGAGCTTATCTGTTCCGGACCAGGTTTAAGATCATGGGAAAATAAATAATCATCTTCATTTTTACATTCTAGTAACAACATTCTCCAATATGGCACCGCTGCCGGAATAATGATTTTTGTAACCCATTCATATTTTTTCCTTTTCTTTATCAATACTTTATATTCCTGATTTTCCAAATCAACATGCTTTTTCTGAACTCTGAAAAACTCCGTGGACCTTCCTCCGGAATATCTAAAAATATTCGTGTATCGGTAGAATGTAGGGTAATTGTCATGTAGATATTGTAAGACTGTAGAAACCATCCTTTCATCTTTATATACTACTCTTTCTTTTGTGTTTTCAACTTTCTTTTTAAGAGAAGACACCGGGTTAAATTTAACGCATCCATATTCCAGTAATTCATCAAACATGTTTTTAAGGCAAGATCTATGTTTGTTAAAAACGGATTCAGTGGTATATATTTTTTCTAAGATGTTTTTAATATGGAAAATCTCAGTATTAATAATTTTCAACTCAGAATATCCAAGCTGGGAAATAGAACCGTCAATAAGATTTAATAATTGCCTTGAAAGTTTAATATAGTCTTTAGAATACCCCATTTTATCCCTTACCTTCCATAGCGCATCTGTAAAAAGTAGTTCTGGATGTAAGGTTTCACTATTCATGTAAGACTTTGTAATTGGATTAAATTTATCATTATCCAGTCTTACTTGCATTTCGTCCTTATAAATTTTTCCAATCAATTTTAATTCGTTAAGTGAATCGGAAGAGAATTTTCGCCTGTATTGAAAGCCTCTTGGATACTTATCTTTGAATTTTGGATCATAAAAACGGCACTCGACCGCCCAATCTCTAGGGAAGTCGGATTTTGATGTAAAATCCATGCAGTCTTTTGGTAGGAAGTAAACTCCGGTTCTGGTACAGCCGTTTGTGAGTTTAACCAATTCTGAATTACGTTTTCTCAT